TCACAATTGCCGCAGACATGCAAGCCGGCTGGACTGCGCAAGGAAGGAGGAGCGCCATGTCTGAAGCTATTGATGCCATTACCGAGGAAACGGAGGTAAGCACGACAGAGCTGGCCTGTGTCCTGGGTATCACAGGACGGCGCATTCGCCAGATGGCGGAGGACGGTCAGCTGCAAAAGGTCAGCAAGGGGCGCTTCCTCCTTGCCGATTCCGTACAGCGGTATGTTAAGTTCCTGTCTGACGGCCCGATGGACGAAGAGGATAAGAAGCTGGAGAAGACCCGCCGCGTGGCGGAGACGACGATGAAGGCGTCCAAGGCCACCATTGCCAAGCTGGAGGCTGAGGAACTGAAAGGCACCATGCACCGGGCGGAGGACGTCGCCGCGCTGACGGAGGATCTGGTCTACACAATCCGAGGGGCGCTCAATGCGCTGCCCGGACGGCTGGCCGTTGATGTGGCGGCTGTTTCCACCCCTGCCGAGGCGTCCGAGGTTATCCGCAAAGAGGTCAGCAAGGTCATGCGGGAGCTGGCCGGGTATCACTACGACCCCAAGAAATACGAGGAGCGCGTGAGAGAGCGGCGCGACTGGTCGGAGCGTGACAGCGATGACGAGTAGGCTCGCCGCCGTCCGGCTGAACAAGGTCATCGCCAAGGCGATGGCCGGTATGCTCCCGCCGGACGACCTGACCGTGACCGAATGGGCGGAGCAGAATCGCCGCCTGTCGGCCGAGAGCGCCGCAGAGCCCGGACCGTGGCGCACCGAGCGCACCCCCTATCTCCGCGAGCCGATGAATGCATGGACCGACCCAAAGATACGGCACATCGTCATGGTGGCTGCGTCCCAGGTCGGCAAGTCTGAATTTCTCAATAACTGCATCGGCTATGTGATCGACCAGGACCCCGGCTCGATCCTGTTTGTCCACCCTACCACCATTGACGCAAAGGAGTATTCCAAGCTCCGCATCGCGCCGATGATCCGCGACTGCCCCACGCTGCGAAAGAAGGTCAGCGACCCCAAGAGCCGTGACAGCGGCAATACCATTCTGCAAAAGACCTACCCCGGAGGCATCCTCACGATGTGCGGCTCCACCGAGGCCCACGCTCTGGCGTCAAAGCCTATCCGCTATGTGCTGGGCGACGAGCGCGACCGCTGGGCGCTGTCTGCTGGTAACGAGGGCGACCCGTGGGATCTGGCGATGGCGCGGCAGACGACATTCTACAACGCGAAAAGCGGTGAGGTGTCCACACCCACCGTCAAAAACGCCAGCGCCATTGAAGCTGCCTACGCGACAGGCACGATGGAGCGGTGGAAATCCCGCTGCCCTCATTGCGGCGAGTATCACGAGATCCAATGGGCGGACATCCGCTTTGAGCACGACGAGATCATCGTCGCGGGGAAAAAGACCTACAAGGTCCGCAGCGTCTGCTATGCCTGCCCCGGCTGCGGCTGCATCTCCACCGAGGCGGAAATGAAGCGCGCCCCGGCAAGATGGGAGGCGGACAACCCCGCCGCCTATGAGCAGGGCACGCGCTCGTTCTGGCTGAACGCCTTTGTCAGCCAGTGGGCGAGCTGGGAATCCATCATTCTGAAATACCTGAACGCCATCGGCAGTACCCGCAAGATGCAGGTCGTCTACAACACCTGCTTCGGCGAGCTGTGGGAGGATCGCGGCGACCTGGAGGACGAGGACAGTCTGATGGCGCGCCGGGAGGAATACCCCGCCGAGTTGCCGGAGGGCGTGCTTGTTCTGACGGCCGGCGTCGATACACAGGACGACCGCATGGAATACGAGATCGTCGGCCACGGCCACTTTGGTGAGACCTGGGGCATTGAGAAGGGCATCGTCATGGGACGGCCCGACGACGATGCCGTATGGGCGCAGCTGGACGAGCTGGTATTTGATCGCGTTCTGCGCTTTGAGAACGGCGTGGGGCTGAAAATGTCAATGTCCTTTGTGGACGAGGGCGGACACTTCACGCAGGAGGTCCGTATGCAGTGCCGGGCGCGGCTGGGCAAAAAGGTGTTCTGCATCAAGGGTATGCCCGGCAGCGATAAGCCCTACACCGCACCGCCGAAAAAGCAGAAAATCATCATCAAGCAGACGGCGGTCGGAACCTGCTGGCAGTACCAGATCGGCGTTGACTCCGGCAAGGAGGTCATCATGGACAACCTGCGCGTACAGACGCCGGGCGCGAAATATTGTCACTTCCCCAAGCGGGATGACTACGGCTCCGGCTACTTCACAGGGCTGCTCTCCGAGGTCAAGGTCTACGACCCCAACAAAAAGCAGCCGTGGCAGTGGAAGAAGATCCCCGGCCACGAGCGCAACGAGGCGCTGGACTGCCGCAACTACGCGCTGGCGGCGTTCAAGGCGCTTCCTAAGAACCTGGACGAGATAGACAGGCGGCTAAAGGAGGCGGGCGGCGACCGCGCTCCTGCCCCTGTTGCAACGCCTGTCATGCCGCCTCCCGCCGCCAAGCAGAGGCCGAAGCGCAGAAGCGGAAAGAAATACTACGACGATTGGTGAGGTGTCCGATATGGATAAAGTTGAACTGCGGGCGCGGCTGGACTTCTGGCAGAGCGCCCTTTCCAAGCTGCGCGCCGCATATCTGGCTCTTGTGGACGGCGGCGTAAAAAGCTATGTCATCGACGACCGCGAGCTGACGCGCTTCGACCTGCCTGATCTGAAGGACGAGATCGAGGACGCGGAGAAGAAGGTCGACGAGCTTTTAGCAGAGCTGAACGGTCGCAAGCCGAGAAAGGCTTTCGGCATCGTTCCACGCGACTGGTGACCTTTTTCGTGAGGTCACGAAATTGATACCGGCAAAGCGCCCGAAAGGGCTTTTTGCACAGGCAGCCTGGCGGAGTTTGCTCCTTTCGCCGCCGGGCGGCCTGTTTTTTTATTCCGAAAACGGGAGGCGATAAGCATTGAGCAACAAGAAAGACCGCCGCCGCGCAGCCGCGCCGCAGGCGAAGGGGTACAGCGAAGCCGGGGCCAGCTTGACGCGGCGGGCGCTCAAGGGATTTGTTCCGGACAGCGGCGCTCCCAATGAGGACATAAACCGCAACAACGCCACCCTGCGGCAGAGGGCGCGAATGCTCTACATGGCCGCGCCGGTGGCTACGGCGGCGATCAATACCAACCGCACCAAGGTCATCGGGACGGGGCTGACGCTCAAAGCGTCCGTGGACCGCGAGGTGCTGGGCATCTCCCCGGAGGCGGCGAAGAAGTGGCAGCACGCGGCGGAGATGGAATTCCGGCTGTGGGCAGGGAAAAAGCAGAACTGCGACGCGCTGGGCCTGAACAATTTTGAGAGTTTGCAGCAGCTCGCCTTGAAGTCGTGGCTGCTCAGCGGCGACGTGTTCGCGCTGGTCAAGCGATACCCGGCAACACCACTAAACCCCTATACTCTGCGGCTACACATCGTGGAGGCGGACCGCACCTGCACGCCAAGCGAATATGGCGGCGGTGTCACCATCGGCGGCTTCGTGGAGGGCAAGATCCCCGAGGGAAAGCCCGGCGCAGGCCACAAGGTCTACGACGGCGTGGAGGTGGATGGCAACGGCCGCGTGGTCGCCTATCACATCAGCAACACCTACCCGCACCAGATCACCAGCGAGCCGCAGAAGTGGCAGCGTGTTGAGGCCTACGGCGCCAAGACCGGCCTGCCGAACATTCTCCACATCATGGACAGTGAGCGCCCGGACCAGTACCGCGGCGTTCCTTATCTGGCGCAGGTCATCGAGCCGCTGCTCCAGCTTCGGCGCTATACGGAGTCCGAGCTGATGGCGGCGCTGGTGCAGAGCTTCTTCACTGCATGGATCGAAACGGAGACCGACCCCTCCGATACACCCTTCAACGAGGTCGGCGCAGGAGATATTGCCGGCGTCCCCGCCGAGGTCAACGCGGACGGCGGACCGATGGCGAACAACATCTCCGATGATGACAACGAGTACGAGATGGGACCGGGTACGGTGACGCACCTCGCCCCCGGGGAAAAGGTCAACTTCGGCAATCCGAACATCCCCACCGCTGGCTTTGAAACCTTTGTCAAGACGCTGTGTAAGCTGGTCGGCGCAGCTTTAGAGCTGCCTTACGACGTGCTGATCAAGGAGTTCAACAGCTCCTATTCCGCAAGCCGAGGCGCGCTGCTGGAGGCGTGGGAAGCATTCAAAATGCGCCGGAAGTGGTTTGTGGACGACTTCTGCCAGCCGGTCTATGAGATGTTCCTGGCCGAAGCGGTCGCTCTGGGGCGCATCAACGCCCCCGGCTTCTTCACGGACCCCCTTGTGCGGGAGGCATGGTGCGGCGCGCGCTGGATCGGCCCCGTGCAGGGCAGCCTTGACCCCAAGAAGGAGGCAGAAGCCGCCCTCATGCTGATCGACAACGCCATCAAGACCCACGAGCAGGTCAGCCGCGAAATGAGCGGCGGCGACTGGGAGGAGAACGTGGAGCAGCTGCAGCGAGAAAACGAGCTGCTGACACAGGCAGGAGGCAACAAGGTCACCGTTGTATCGGCATCGCCGAAAGAAGGTGACGGCGATGAAGACTAACTTCGAGCATCTGCAGAGCCTGAATGTGCGGAGCATGGCGCTCGCCATCTGGAACTATGCAAGCGACTACTGCGCCTATTGCCCGAAGAACATGGAGCGCCGCTGCAACGAGAACTGCCGCGCGGGAATCCGCGAGTGGCTGAACAGTCCCTACATTCCGTCAAGCGATATCTGGAAAGAAAAGAGGTAATGCGCATGAGTATTCCGGCAAAGAGAGCTGGGCGAAAGTCTCCCGCCGTCAGCATCTCAAAAAAGGTCTATACGATGGCCACGGTGGACGGCAGTGATGCCGAGATCACCATGTACGGAGACATCTACGAGGAGCAGCCCACGAACTGGTGGGGCGAGCCCGTCGAGGGGCAGTACATCCTGCTCTCCGAGTTTTTGGAGGACCTCAAGCAGATCTCCGGCTGCACGTCCATCACTATCCGCATGAACAGCTACGGCGGCGACGCCGGAGCGTCCAACATGATCCACAACCGCCTGCGGGAGCTGGCGCGGAACGGCACGAAGCTTACCTGTATCGTGGACGGCGTTGCCATGAGCGGCGGCAGTCTTATCATGTGCGCCTGCGATACGGTCAAGGTCAATCCCTCCAGCCTCGTCATGATCCACAAATGCTGGACCTTCCTGTGGGGCGGCTACAACGCCGACGAGCTGCGGGAACAGGCTACCCAGCAGGAGGCGTGGGACAAGATGCAGATGGAGGTCTACACTCGCAAGACCGGGCTGTCGGCCACGGTGATCTCCCACATGATGGCGGACACGACCTATATGACAGGCCGCGAGGCCATCGACAAAGGCTTTGCGGACGAGCTGATCGAGGACGCGGAGCCGACCAGCATCGCCGCCAGCGCGGACGGGCGCAGCCTGTTCGTGAACGGGCGGCAGATGCACCTTGCCCCCGGCATGTTCGCGCCGGACAACATTCCCACGGTCACACCCGAGGCCTCCGCCCCGGTTGAGACAGATAAAAACAAGCCGGAAGTCACCGGCGATGAAGGAGGAATTTCCATGACTAAGGAAGAGCTCCGGGCGAAGTACCCGGACGAAATCGCCCAGGTGGAGGCCGACGCCCGCGCTTCCGTCGATCACACTGAGGCGGTCAACACCGCGATCCAGGCCGAGCGTGCGCGTATGCAGGAGATCGACGAGATCTCCGGTCTGCTCGACGCGACGGATGTGCAGCAGGCCAAGTACGGCGACAAGCCCTGCTCTGCTGCCGACCTGCTGATGGCAGCGGCCAAGAACGCCGCCAAGCAGGGCAAGAAGTTTCTGACCGATCTGAAGGACGACAGCGAGGAATCCGGCGCCGAGGGCGTTCCCGCTGCTCCTGCTCCCGCAGTCGAAACGCCCGAGGGCGAAGACGGCGAGAAGAACGACACCCCCGAGGCGCGCATGACCAACGCCCGGAGCATGGTCGCTGACCTGCTGGGCAAGAAGAAGGAGGGCTAAGAACATGATCAATCTGAGTGAAAAGCTCGGCGAGATGACCTTTGACGGTCTGATCACCGACATCAAGCCCGCGCCCGAAGTGCGCGGCGGCATTATCCGCAAGCTGTCCGCTACGGCCACGCTCAAGCGCGGCACCATTCTTGCCAAGTCCTCCGGCACGGCCAGCGACGGCAAGCTGGTCGTTCTCGGCAGCACGGCCAAGGAAAACGAGACCCTGACCCCCGACTGCATCCTGTGCGACGACATCGACGTCGGCACCGCTGCCGACGAGAAGGTGGCGGTCTACACCGCCGGCTGCTTCGACATCGGCAAGGTGACGGTCTCGGCCAGCTACACCATCACCGAGGGTGATAAGGACAACCTGCGTATGCGCGGCATCGTCTTCAAGGCTGCCGCCGCTGCCAACTAAGGAGGGAATCAACAATGGCTGAACTGAATTTCTTCGATACCTATGTGCTGATGGCGATCGCCGAGGAGATCGTTCCTCAGCAGACCTTTTTCCGCGACCGCTACTTCCCCACCGGGGAGCGCGACATCTTCGCCTGCGACAAGGTGTTGACCGAGTACCGCAAGGGCGACCGCAAGATGGCGGCGTTCGTCTCCGCCCGCGCCGGTGACATCCCCATGGACCGCATCGGCTATGCCATCCATGAGTACCAGCCCGCTTTCATCGCGCCGTCCCGTCTGCTGACGCTGGATGACCTGACCAAGCGCGGCTTCGGCGAGGCGATCTACGCCAACAGCACCCCCGCCCAGCGCGCGGCGCGTCTGCAGCTGGACGATCTGACCGACATGGACCGCCGCATCGTGCGCCGCGAGGAGTGGATGTGCGCGCAGACCATGATCAACAACGCCTGCACCATGCAGACCTACATCGACGACAAGACCGAGGGTGAGAAGCTGTATGTCAAGTTCTTCGATGACGCCAGCGACCACACCTATACCGTGGCCACCAAGTGGAACGCCACGGGCGGCGACTTCTTCGGCGATGTGAAGGCCATGTGCCGCAAGCTCTCCAAGCGTGGCCTGCGCGCAGCTGACCTCGTTCTCGGCTCCGACACGGCCGACGCGATTTACAGCATCGAAGATGTAAAGACCCGCCTGGATCGTAATAGTGGCATTATTACTGGCACCATCGACCCCAAACTCACGAGTTATGATGGCGTTGTCTATATGGGCCCTCTCAACTTCGGAGGCTTCGTGCTGAACCTGTTCTCTGTGGATGAGAGCTATGTCGACAACAACGGTACCGAGAAGAAGTATTTCCCCGCCACCTCTGCGATGGTCACCGCCCCTGGCTGCGGCCATCTGATGTACGGCCAGATCACCCAGATCGACTACGGCTCCACCGCCTTTGCCAGTCATGCCGCGGCCCGCGTTCCGAAGTTCTCTCTGAACCAGGAGGCGGACATCCGCAAGCTGCGTCTGGGCGCGCGTCCGCTGGCTGCTCCTCACAACTACTGCCCGTACATCTACGCGGCCGAAGTTGTGTCCTGACCCGGCGCGGAAAGGAGACTGCTATGACGAAAATTGAGATCATCTGCGGCACATACGGCTACAGGCCGGATGGCTCGAAGCACCCCATTCCCATCGACCGCGGCGGTATCTGCGAGGTCTCCGAAGAGGAGGCTCAGCGCCTTTTTGCCCTGTGTGTCGCCCGCCCCGCCGAGGAAACGCCCTCTCCCGCTGTTGCAACGCCCCCTACGGGCGAGGACGGCAGCGGGGCTGGCGCTGACCCATCTAACAGCGGCGAGGGCGCAGAGGGCGCGGAAAGCGCCCATCTTGACCCCGAGCAGCTCAAAACGCTGACCAACGCCAAGCTTACGGAGCTGGCCA